GAACAAGCGTGCGGGCCAGCCGAACGGGCGTTCGGCGGATCGCCCGAACACCGGGACGGCATGATCAACCCCGCTCGCGCCCGAACAGAACGTCGGGCAGACTGACGGCAGCGCCGGGGCGGGCGGGAGCTTCGCATGGGCCAGCGCGGACCGGCGCCGCTGCCCACCCGGCTGAAGGTGCTCCGCGGGATGCAGCCCAAGCGGATCAACACCCGCGAGCCGATCCCGCTGGACCGGGCGATCGACCGGCCCGAGTGGCTGTCCGACCTCGCTTCGCAGGAGTGGGACCGGGTAGCGCCGAACCTGGTCGCGATGCGCGTCGTCACCGAGGCCGATCTCATGGCGCTTTGCGTCTACTGCGAAGCGGTGGCCAGCTGGCGCCGTCTCGCCGAGCTTGTCGCGCGCTCGGCGCCGGTCGTCAACCGGGACGGCGCCGTCGTCAAAAACCCGCTCTACTCGCAAGTGCGGGACGCCGCGACCGAGGTCCGCGTGTGGGCGCGCGAGTTTGGGCTGACGCCGAGCGCGCGCGCCGGTATCCGGGTGGACGTGAACGTCCACGGCGACGCGAGCCGACTGCTGACCGGCTGACGTGAGCGACGAGCGCGCCCCGGTCTGCCGCTTCGAGTTTGACGGGCGGCGCTGCCGCAAGCGCGGGCCGCACCGTTGCGCGACGCGCGTCGGGCATGTGGTCGCGTTCTTCAGCGAGATACTGACCCACACCAAAGGCCAGTGGGCGCGCCAGCCGTTCATCCCGGCCCGCTGGCAGCGCGAGCGCATTCTCGCGCCGCTGTTCGGCGAAGTGATCTTCGACGCCAAGCGCGGGCGCTACGTGCGGCGCTACCGGACGTTGTACCTGTTCATCGGGCGCAAGAACGGCAAGACGGAGCTACTAGCCGGGTGCGTGCTCTACCTGCTGGTCGGGGACGGCGAAGCGGGCGCCGAGATTTACGGGCTCGCTCTCGACACCGACCAAGCCGGTCTCGTCTACCGGGTGGCGCGGCAGATGATCCGCAACTCGCCGACGCTCGCCGAGCGGCTGAACGTGATCGCGTCGGCCTACCGGATCGTGGACGAGCAAACCGGGTCCATGTATGCGGTCACCGCGGGCGACGCGCTCGGCGCGCTCGGCGTGGACCCTTCCGGGGCGTACATAGACGAATTGCTCACCCAAGCGGGCAGGGATCTTTACGACGCGCTTCGGACGAGCTTCGGCGCCCGCGCCCAGCCGTTGCTGATGCTGGCGACGACCGCCGAGAACGACCCGGCGGGCTTCGCCGCGTCCGAGCGCGAATGGTCCGCGCGCGTGCTCGCCGACCCCGAGCTTGACCCCGAACGGCTGGTCGTCATGTTCGCCGCCGACGACGACGCCGACTGGACGAGCCCGCGAACGTGGGCGCAGGCCAACCCGGCGCTAGGCGACTTCCTAGAGACGCGGGTGCTCGCCGCCGAGTGCCGGGTCGCGCAGGGCAACCCGGCCGCCGAGCGGAGCTTCCGCCAGTACCGGCTCAATCAGCCCGTGTCGAAGGTGGGCCGGGCGATCGACCTTCAGGTCTGGGACGCGAGCGCCGGGCCGCATGATTGCGCGCAGATTGCGCGCATGATGGCGCGCCGCGCGTGCTGGGCGGGGCTGGACCTGGCGAGCACGTCGGACCTCGCCGCGTACTGTCTGGACTTCCCCGACGCCGAGGGCGGTCACGACCTGATCTGGCGCCACTTCGCGCCGTCCGCCGCGCTCCGCGAGCTTTCCCGGCGGACCGGCGGCGCCGCCGAGGTCTGGGTCGCGCGGGGGCTGCTGACGCTGACCGAGGGGAACGTGATCGACTACGGGGCGATCACCGAGGCGATGAACGCCGACCGGGAGCGCTTCGACATTCGCGAAGTGGCGTTCGACCGGTGGGGCGCGACCCAGCTAGCGGGAGACCTGCTGGACGACGGCTGGCCGCTGATCCAGGTCGGGCAGGGTTACGCGACGATGGCGGCGCCGACCGCCGAGCTACTTCGGCTGATCAAGGCGGGGTAGTTCCGCCACGGCGGCAACCCGGTCGCGCGCTGGCAGGCCGGGAACGCTGTCGTCCGCGCCGACCCCGCCGGGAATCTGAAGCTGGACAAGCAACGCTCGGCCGAGAAGATCGACGGTCTCGTCGCCGCTGTCATGGCGCTGGACCGGGCGCAACGGTGGGCGCCCGCCGAGGACTACGCCGCCGCGGGCTGGTGATCACGTTGCCGCTGTCGTTCACGGGCTGGACGGTCGCGAGCCAGGGGCGCCGCCGCTGGCTGGTGCCCGAGGCGCCACAAACGCGCCAGGAGCCACCAGGAGCGCCGCCTATGCCGACAGGCGCGGCCGAGGCTGACAGGCCGCCAGGGACAGCCCAGGAGCCGCGCGCGGGCCATTCTGCCGATCGCCCGGTCTACGATGGGCGCCAGCGCGCGCCGGGGCATGGGTGAGGGCGGGACAGACCTATGGCTAGCGCGCTTGATCAGATGCGGGCCGCGTGCTCGGCTCAACTCGACTGGCAGGTCCCGCAAGTCGCGCTCTATCTGGCGTATTACGAGGGCGAGAGCAACATCATCGCGCTACTCGACACCGAGGAGCGGCAGGTGTTCCGCCGGTTCCTTGACGAGTCCCAGGCGAATTGGTGCGAGCTTGTCGCGAACGCTGTCGCCGAGCGGATGCAGGTCGTCGGCTTCGAGTGGGGCGAGTCGTCCGACGCCGCCTGGGCGATCTGGCAGGCGAACCAGATGGACGCCGACGCCGAGCTTGTCCAGACCGACGCGATCGTCACCGGGCGCGGTTACGTGCTGGTGCAGCCCGACGAGGACAACCCGTCCGGGGTGAGCATCACCGCCGAGTCACCGTTGGAGGCGACCGTGCTCTACGCGCCGGGCAACCGGCGCCAGCGGATCGCCGGATATAAGCGCTTCGCCGACCCGATCACCGACAAGCGGACCGAAGTGCTGATCTTGCCCGACACGATCGCGACGTGGCTGCCGAACCAGGCCGACCCCAATCTCGCGCCCAACCCCGCCGGGGCTGTCGGCATGATCGAAGTCACGCCGCAGCCCCGCACGATGGGACCGCCGCGCTCCGAGCTTGACCCGGCTATCCCGATCGTGGACCGCATCCACACGACGATCTTTAACCGCTTGGTCGCGAGCGACTTCGGGGCGTTCAGGCAGATATGGGCGACCGGCGTCAAGCTCGCCCGGCAAGTCGTCACCACCACCAACCCGGACGGCACGACCGCCGACAGCACCGTCGTCGTGAAGCCGTGGAACGTGGGCGCGAATCAGCTACTTGTCAACGAGGACCCCGCGGGCCGGTTCGGCGTGTTCCCGGGCGATCCGCTGGCGGGCTATCTCGGCGCGGTGGAGCAGGATATCGAATCGCTCGCGTCGATCACCCAGACGCCCGCTTACTACTTCGGGCATAACCGGCTGGTCAACCTCGCCGCCGACGCGATTCAAGCGCTGGACGCCGGGCTCGTCGCCAAGATTCGGCGCCGGATGCTTCACGTCGGCGAAGCGTGGGAGACCGCTATGCGGCTCGCGCTCGGCCTGGTCGGCGACCCCGGCTCGGCGAACGTGGCGGGCGAAGTGCTCTGGGCCGACCCCGAGACCCGAAGCATGGCGCAACTCGCCGACGCGCTGACCAAGATCGCGACGCTCGGCGTCCCGCGCGAAGTGCTCTGGGCGCGCTGGGGCGCGACGCCGCAAGAGATCGACTCATGGCAGGCGATGCTCGCCGCTGGCGCGCCCACGGTCACGCCGCCGCCAGCCGCCCCGGCACCGCCGCCGCCGCAGCCCGAGCCAGCCGTCCCGGCTGATCAGTGAAGGATGATCGCGAATGACCACACCGCCCGCCGTTCCCGAGCCGACCGTCCCGCCGTTCCCGCTTCCCGCGCCGTCCCCGCCAGTGCCCGCGCCGCCGCCCGCGCCAGCGCCGCCAGCGCCCGCGCCGCCAGCCGCCCCGTCGCCCGATGGCGACAGCGCCGACGAGCTTCGCGCGACGCTCGAACGCGAACGGAACAAGACGCGCGACGTGGAGCGGCAACTCGCCCAGCTACGCCAGCAAGGCATGAGCGACCAAGAGCGGGCCATCGCCGACGCGAAGGAAGCCGGGCGCGTCGAAGCCGCCCGCGCCGCCGGTCTGCGCGTCGCCGCTGCCGAGTTTCGCGCGCTCGCCGCGGGCAAGCTCGCCAACCCGGACAAGATGCTCGAAGACGAGGACTTGAACTTGGGCCGGTTCGTCAACGACCAGGGCGAGATCGACAAGCGCGCGCTCGGCCGCCTGGTCGAACGGCTCGCCGCGCAGGTCCCGCAGACGCCGGGCCGCGTGCCCGCCGGGCCGATGGGCACCCCGCCCGCCGATGGCGACTTCATCCGGCAGACGATGAGCCAGCGCCGCTAGCTGGACGACCCGGGCGCGCTCGTCGTAACCTGGCCCCGATGCCCGTGCAGCGTGACGCGGCGGGCAGCCCGGTCGGCCGAACCCGGGTGCTTACGACGGCGGGACGCCTAGACCGGGCGCTGGTGCAGCGGGACGCGGCCAGCCGCCCGGGAGCGCGGAAAGCGGCGCGAACGTAACAACTCGCGCACCCAGGAGCTTTCCGATGGCACTAGCCGACTTTTCGGGCGTCATACCGCCCGAGCTTTCCGCGACCATTCTTCAGGAGGCGACCCGCGCGTCTGCGGCGCTTCAGCTTTGCCAAACGGTCCCGATGGGGACCGGGGTAACGCAAATGCCCGTTCCCAAGACGCTTCCCACCGCGTCATGGGTGACGAGCACAACCGGGCGGAAGCCGTATACCGATATCGGCCTGAAGCCCGCCACACTGACCGCCGAGGAAGTCGCCGCCGTCATCGCGATCCCGGACAAGATGATTGACGACACGTCGATCAACCTCTGGAATTACGCCCGGCCGCTCTGCTCGCAGGCCATCGCGATGGCGCTGGACGGCGCCGCCCTGTTCGGCGTGAACGCCCCGGCGAGCTTCCCGGCTGGCGGGGTGCGCGGTCACGCCGCGCCGGTCAACGCTGGCACCGACGCCGCCGACACGATCAACAAGATGATGGGCGCCGTCGAAGCGAACGGGCTCGACCCGAACGGCACCGCCGCCGACCTGACCGTCCGGTCCCTTCTGCGCGGGCTTCGCGCGACGACCGGCGAGCTTATTCTCGGCGTGACCTCGCTCGGCGACTATGAGGTCCCGAGCATTTACGGGGTGCCCGCCGCGTATACGCCATTCCAGGGCAAGAGCGGCGTATCTCCCGCCGACGCGATTACCGGCGACTGGCGCTGGGCCGTGCTCGGCGTGCGGCAAGACATCCGTTTCCAGATCGACCCTTCCGGCGTTATCGCTGACGCTTCGGGCGTCGTCCAGGTGTCGGGTTTTCAGGACAACGTTACCCCGATGAAAATTTGGGCGCGATTCGGATTCGTCATTATCGACCCGGTGACCGTTCTCGTCCCGGCCGGGGCAAACGCATTCACCAAGGCCGACACGCACGCGACGAGCGGCACCGCGCCGACCGCGCAAGAGGGCGACCAGGCCGACGAGAGCGCCGCCGAGCCGCACGCGCGGACCGCCAGGAAGTAACCCGGCAGGCCGGGCGCACCCGCAGGAGCAAGCACACAACCGCAGGAGGAGTCATGGCGTGGAAGGTCTGTCTCGTATGGGTGCCCGAGCCCGGCGACCCGCCGGTCGCGGGCAATCCGCTTCCGCCGG